CCAACGAGCACTTAACTTACGAGTACGAGCCTCAACTACTTGTTTGAGGATTTGTACATTAATCTTACGACCTGGTACACCTTCAAGTGCACTGGTGCTATCTGCTTTACCTGTGGTCAGGCTACCAGAATAGGCAGTGGCAATCTTGAATGGGCTAAGTGCTTCGTCACCGGCTGTTACATCTGTATCAAATGGTGCACCTGCTGTAGCGTTGGCACTGTCGGCATAACGCACACGTAGTGTGTGTATCTGAGCAACTGGACCAGTCATGGGTTGTACACCAACGATCTCGTTGGCAATAACTGTAGGCATTACACGACGAATCACTGGGAGAATCACACGGTTTAATGTGCTGATGTTACCAGCTTGTGTGCTACCAGCTGTTGCAGCTTCTGAAAGTTGCTTACGGGTATTTTCGAGAATGATACCCATACTTGTGCGGCGTGAACCGCTAAGGCCTTCTAACAGGGCTTCTTTAGTTTCGCCCCAACGGCTTTCTAATAGTTCTTGTGTCATTTATATTTCCTTTAAGGTTTAACTATTATTTTAACCCTGCTAGACGTTTCAGTTCAACTACGTTGTTTTCAACAGGCGTAGATTCTTGTACTGTAGGTTTAGCAGATTTATCTCCAGTTACTTCAACACGGCTTTCTGTTAGAACGGCTTGAGCCTTTTCCTTAGTTCCACCATTGTTAAGCACTGCTGGAAGATACTTTTCAAATGCAGACTTCAACTTTTCTGTCTGCACACTCTCAAGAAGCTCACGCATTACTGTTTGCTTCTCTTTGACTAGAGTACCAAGCAACTCGTCAATCACGACTTTGCGACTTTGACTCTCTTTGATAGCACGAATTTCGCGCTCTCTAGTTTCAACAATACGCTGTGCTTCTACTTTCGCAGCAGCAGATTCAGCTAGTTGTTGCTCTTGTTGCTCGATCACTTTTCTTAGCTTGATCAGCTCTTTGCTTTCATTGAGGTGTGTCAATGAAAACTCGCTGGCAAATGCTTCGAAAATTCTACGTCCAAACATGTTCTCACGAGCTTGTTGGATATCTTCTTTTAGTTGAGTAAGTTCAGCACCAAGTTTGGCAGTTACTGATTCTTTTACAAGACGAGCACTTTGCTCAATAAAGCGACGTTGAATTGACTCTAGCTTGCTCTTTGCTTCTGCAACCAAGCGAACTTTAGTTTCAACAACTGCTTTCTTGTCCTGTGAGAACTCACGAATTTCTTCAGCCAACGCACGAACAATAAATTTTTCGAGACGTTGATAGTTCTCTTTCTGCACTTTACGGTCTTTGTGCAGTTCTTTAACTTCGCTGGCTAGTTTAGTAACCATGAAGTCATTGAAACGGCCTGCACTTTCAATCATGTGATTTTTTAACTTCACACGATCTTCAACCATAGCCTGCTTCTCACCAACAAACTCTTCAATTTCTTTGGCAAGACTATCAGTAACCATTTTGTCTAGTGCTTCAACCATTACTTGCTTATCATGCTCATAGCGGGTAGCCATTTCTTCACGCAGCTCAGAACGAATTTGTTCACGAGCTTCATTTAGCCTAGCTTCCCAGGCTTCATTGATCTCGCGGCGTGTGTCTTCATTGATGATACCGCTATCTAGCAATGGTTTTAAAGCGTCAAACATTGCGGTTTCTCCTATATTTTCAAGTCTCTGATCAAGCCTTTAACTGCATTGGCCAGATACTTTTGCACTTTTTGATTTTCTGTAGCTTCACCGGCCATGTCCAACAACCTGTGCCCGTGACGCATATTCATTAGACCTTCATAGATGGCTTTTGGATATGCATGTGGTGCGCTTGGTTGTGCTACAATGTCTACGGTGACTATTTCAAACTCACTGACGTGCCCAGTGGATTCGCTGACATTGCCGCTACCGCGGCTCGAAACACCCAACTTAACACCACTTTCTAACATGGTCTTAACGAGTTGCCCCATGGGTGTTGGCAGAATCTTTAGCTTACCATGGCCAGCAGGACCATCCATCCACATCTGTTCAATCATGTGACTGACACGATCTAGATTGATTTTTAAATCATCAGGATGATCTACTTCACCAAGTACGCTATATCCGCTCTTGATTTGTTCATTGATGGTAGTAACTGCTTTTGCAATTTCATTTACAGGGTAAACACGCTGATTAGCGTTTTTTACCCCGCCTTCAATGAATATACCTTTCATGTACAGGTTCTTACCGGAGCCGTCACTGTTGTCCTCATGCAAGACTTGCATCTTAGCATGATCAAATGTGAGCTGTTCTCTTAGGTAATGTGCCATTTACAATTTAACCTTTGCTACCAATCAGGCTTTTCTTGTCTACACCCATGCTGCCATGTGTGGTCTGACCTTCTTTACCTTTGGCTTTTTCATAGCTGGTCTCTTTGCTACCGTACCAATTCTGAGCACCTTTGTTACCACCAGGAACGTTTACGTTCTTTTTGCTAACAGGAACTTGTCCTTGTCCCTTGGTGTACTCGTTGTTTGGCTTTGGTGTTGGCTTACCATCAGCAGCTTCTTCTGTACCGCCTTTTACGATGTTGGCAGCGGTACCACCCATGTCATTCTTACCAGCTACTAGGCTAGTTTTGTTGACACTTGGCTTGCTGCTGCTTTGGGCACCAACTGTTTGACATTCTGCATTTGTAGGTGCAGCTACTTTGTCTACATATGCACGCACCATGGCTTCTTTTGGCTGACCCATGTCATCGGCTGGCTCTTCGCCGCCCATGTCATCCATATCGGCATGCTCTGGCTCTTCCATTTCG